TACCAACACTCCAGGTTATCGAAAGGGCCAACGTATTAACCCACTTGGGTTTCGTGTTTCTTGGGAACACTCGCAGGCCATTCCTACAATGAATAAAACGTATCATTACGCTTTTATCAGGAACAAAGGAAGAACTTTTACTTCTATTACGAGCCCTCAGCTTACAACGACGGACTCGATGTATCTGTTTGTTCCTCAAATCCAGGGTCCCCTTGTTGGTGCTGGAGGACCCGCTGGAAATCTCCCAATGGGCAATTTCTCATCATGCATGAGGTGGAACCGGTCGGAATGGAACGTTCTGAAGCATGGGAAATACACAATGGCACCTACCATTGAAATGGCCAATAATGCGGCCATCATTTCACCAACCAACATCACAGCGTCTTTTACACGAACTCACTGTGAAACAGTGTACATCCCAATCAAAGACGCTCATTGGGATTACCCAACACCGACTGCAATCACTGACATTAAGGGAGGAGATTACTTCTTTGTCATGTGGAGCGAAGGCGACGCGGACAGGTTGTTGGGAAGGGAGCTTATGAGATTTGTGTATGAACTCTCATTCAAAGATCCTTAATCATTCATAGTTGTCTGGTCTCCTAGCTATGGGTTTCCCATCAGGGACCTCAACAACCCAACAGTTTTTTTGTACCCATTTGTAATCACTGGGCTTTAAAGCCACAGTGGGGTCATCGTTAGATAAGAAAATGCAAGGCTTTCCCCATGTAATTGATTCCTTCCTAAGAAATTTGTCTGTGCAAATGAAATGTTCTTGCGCACCCAACCAAGCCTTGTACTTGTTACCTTTCAGAATAGCATCAGTCCAATCCAAATCATCGAGAACACCATACTCAATGTTATCGACACCTTTCAAAATTAATTCAGAAAGGGAGAAATCGTTACCAAAGTGAACATGTTCACCGAGTGCGCGGGCCAAGTCCGTCTTCCCGTGCAATGACTCACCCCACAGGATCAAAGAGGGGCGTCGTCCTCCGATGAGATGTCTTGGGAGTTCGAGTCGTAATCTTCGTTCGTCCTCTTCGGAGAAGTCAGGGGCGAGGCGTCTAATCCGATCCGCTCCGTTTGGTAGAGCCCGCAATATCCATTGCGCGACACTTGGGAAGGACTTCCAGTCAAACTTGAGTCCGACAACTCCATCATATGTCTCCGGTTTGCGTGAACGAAATAGCCGCTTCGCGCAATGCTCAAGGGACTGGGAGGATTTGCATAAAGCAGCCGGATCAGTTTCCTTGATTCTCGCATAAAACTCGTTCTCTGTTGGAGCATCCAAGCAGTGCTGCCACTCTGCTTTTCTCTCGCTTTGGCCTTTGACAACAACAGGTCTAGCGCAGTTCTCTGATATGATGTCTCCATCTTTTCCTGCATAGTCCCAAGCGAAATGAGGCGTTCTCCGAACGACGAGTATATTGCAATGACCTCCTTTAGGACACTTTGGGCTTGGGAGTCCTCCAAAGCAGAACTTGTGGCAGTTCTCGAATTCGTAGGGTCGTCCGAAGTCGACGTAGCAGTGATAATGAATGCCTCCATCTTGGTGAAGCTCTCGGCCAAGCCTGAAAGCGGCTCCCAGTCCATCAAGAGCGTCAATAAGTGGTTGAGGGTCCCAGGCTGACCCGATCTGAGAATACGTGAGGAAAATTCTTTGGTTCTTACAACGAAATGATCCAGGTTTGCCCAGTCTGCCTCCGGGCTTGGTGATGCCTGGAATCTGACTCGGGAGCGACGCTCCATCATCAGATCCGTTGGAGACTTGTTGTACCAGTCCCGGATCTCGTTCTGTCTCGACAAAGAGACTTTCTTCCTCGGTTGTGTGGACGGCGGAATGTTTTCTTTTTCGCTGTCGCTGTCCAGTGTCAAGTCGATGATTGACATTTGACGTTTGAGAGTGTTGTTCTTCATCGTCGATAAAGTCGTCGCTGCAGTCATACTCTCCGATGGGCTCCCAGGGGTCATCGCAGTCATCTCCGAGGTCAAATAATGTTGACATTGTTGTGAAACAGTACAAATGTAGTCACACACTTCGCAAGCCAATGGAAATTGGTGTTGTGTCATGGTGGTGGGGCTGTGTGGGTGAGCGAAGCGAGGTGGGAGCAAAAAACCGTCTTCTTAATGTTATACGGTTTTTTGGGGGAGGTGGGAGTTGGGGCTGGGTATATATATCCGCCCTCCCTCCTTCCCTCTCTCACACTCTTGCACAATGCAAGACCCAGTAACGCTAGTTTCTCAAGTCGCAGGCCTCATCAAAGAAGGCCCAGATCCACTTGGACTGTTCTGGAGCGAACGACGCGCTCGGAGCTACCTCAACAAAACTCTTACCAGTCAACGAGCACGAAGGGACGCGCAAGCGTACCTCACCGAGTTGCTCAATCTTAGGCAACGACCTGCAAAGCAGCCAATAGCGAAAATGCCTCAGAAGAGAAAGTTTTCGGGCCCCGTATACGCACGGGCTGCCAAGGTGAAAAAAGTTTCACGCGACAAATATGGCGGGAAAACTATTGACTGGGCTGCTGCAGCCAAGCTCGCCGATGCTGCAGCTAAGACAGCGGTCAACCGCGCAACAGAGACCACGTATTCTCAAAGTGGGCTTTACTGCAACACACAACTGGATACACTTAACACTGTTGGATACAGTTTGTCTGGTATCAACCAGAGTGCAGTTTATACTGCAGCCAACCCATCGACGAGAGGAGACAAAACGAACGGTGTTCTTGTAATACCGGTTGTCAATCTGGCACAAGTTGGCAATACCAACACTCCAGGTTATCGAAAGGGCCAACGTATTAACCCACTTGGGTTTCGTGTTTCTTGGGAACACTCGCAGGCCATTCCTACAATGAATAAAACGTATCATTACGCTTTTATCAGGAACAAA